TGTATTGTTGAATCCAAATGTTTTGCGCAACCAATACGAATTGAATAACTTTATCAACGTCTGTATTTGCATTCAAAGAAGTGTATTCTTGTAGGTCTTTTTTTGATATTAAAAGTGCTTCTGCCATGTCTTAAAATTATTTAGGTAAAAATCCCTTATTAGGCATATCAATCGGTCGTGTGTATACTCTTTTATCGTTCACGGGTACAATCTCACCTTGTTTACGAGCAATTGATGGTTTAAACTCCTTCATAAAATTTTTAGCTATTGGGGAGTTAACATCTGACTTTCTTAAATAAGTTTCTCTCACCCATTTATGGTGGCAAGCTCCACCGCCCTTGTATAACCATATATCGTATGTTGTAGCTCCTAAAGGTCCGAAACCACCAACTGTACCATCTGTACGTGTACGTGTTTGGTTTACAATCTCACTACTCATTCTAACAATATCCTCTTTGCGATAAACTTTATTAGCTTGAATCATTTTCTTGCAAAATAATCTTGAATCGTCCGAAGTGTCACCTGTATATCTGTAACGATGTTTGAATATTTTACCGTCTTGCTCTGAATTTGCATTTGGTCTTGCTGTACCCGTTTTCACAAAGTTTAAAACCTTAGATAATGTTGTAGGGTTGTTTAGTTTTTCAAGCTCCGCATCTAATTCATCTTCTAACTCATAATCAACTTCTCTACTGTCAACTAACACCCATTCATCTAAATCAATGTCCTCACCATATTTCGCAACGTCTAAATCATCCTGGGCGCTCATTTTAACCTCTTGTACAGGCTGTGGCTCATCCCCTTGTAAAGGGTTTAAAGTTTTGAATCTAAGGTTAAGTGATACACCATTAAACGAAAGTATCTTTTTAACCATTTCAACTATCATTTGTTGCTTTGGCTTTATAACCATGTTTTCAAACAACAACGCTCCTGTTTTCATTTCATCTGCATTGCTACTAAATCCTGTTGCAACCGATACACCAAATAGTAAAGGAGTAGTTACATTATGCGAACGTAATATTTTGAAGGTAGCTTCATCACTCAAATAAGAATAATGGTCTGCAGCATCTTGCAATGGTATTGTATCGACCGTTGTTTTTGTATTCTCGTTTTCGTTAAATGATATTACAACTTTTTTACCTTTTGACCCGGTTAACTTACTAATTACTTGAGCTGAAATTTCATCCTTCATCTCGTCAGTTGGGGTACCATTGTTGAAATTTACGATACTGGTCGGCGCAAAAGAGTTGCTAACCTCATTAATAAGGTATTCAGCAATTTTTTCCTCTAACAATGCGTAATCAATACCTCCTTGATAGTCTACATTTGAAAAGTATTTCATACCCGCACTATAAGGCGCTAAATATAAAATCTCTACTTCTTTTTTTGACCTTCCAAACGCATCGAATCTTTTAGGCACATATTTTTTTGGGTCACTCCAATTGTCAGAATAAAAATACCCTACAATATCACCATCTTTGTTACATTTCTCAGGCCTTAACAACTGAATAGGTGTATGAAAAGCCCTTGTAATTGCTTTATGTCCTTTGTCGTAATGAATCTGTAAGGCACACTGCCCTAATGCGTACAAATCAAAGATTATACGTCTTAAATCGTCTTCCTTTAATATAGACAATAGTTGCGCCCATTCGTTTGGTTTCATTGCACTATCCGTAGCCGTTAAGCCTTGACCGTAAATTAACCTACAAATGTTATTAATTACAGCATTATTTGTTGCTGAATTGCTGTATCGGTCAATTAAGAATTGATAGTAATTATTATCTTCACCATATTCAACCCACTCATTCTTATTGTTTTCAACAATTACAGGGGCAGTATATGAGGATAGTTGTATAATGTTATTATTCATATATAATAAATTCGTTTGTTGTTACCGTTTGTGTGAAATTTGAGCTTGGATTGTCTGTACAAAATACACGTCCGTAGAATCGGATATCGTTTATTTTTCCAATCTTGCAAATATACGTATGTCCTTCTATTAATGCAAATGTAGCTGTTGCTGTATGGTAATAATCACCTGTTGCGTATGTAGTGATATTAATCGTTGTAGTGACGTTTGTTTGTTCGTCTGTTAGAAATATCTTATCCGAGTTTCCCGTACCTTCACGTGGGATAAAATAAACCGTTTGCGGCGCTGTGGATGTCGTTAATACTATCATGTAATAGTATAACTAAAAAAGAGTGTTTTTGTTGCAAAAAAAAGAGGGGTGTTTTAAGCCCCTCCGTAAATTAACTTGTTACAATTGTACTTGATGTTTTCGGAAAATCATCGTTGATTAGATTATTGTAAAATGCAGAAGTGCCTAAAGGTACAAATTGCGATGGTAAAAGCTCCTCCGCTTGGAATGTCAAGGAATAGCCGCTAAAATCACCTAAAGATGCTCCATTATTAATACTTCCAGCTGTTACGTCACAACCTCTCAATAGTCCAACTAAGAAAAATTGTCCTTCGTTGTTTTCAACTAAAATCCGTGGCTTTGCGTATGCTAAAGTTTTTACAGCGTTGTGCGTAGCAATGTCCTGTTTTTTTAGTTTTATAGTCAATGTTTGACGGAAAAAAGTAGTGCCATTTTCACGTGAACTTACTATTTCTTGGTCGTAAACATTTTCGTTAGATTTCAATTCAAATTTGTATAAATAAGGGATAGCGTTAAAATAATCAATAGACTCATTAAAATCAGTATCAAGAATATAATCAAATGGAGTAACCATTGGTGTATTCTCTTTATAGATATAATTAGACGTTATATCCTCATTAATGAAGTAAACGTTTCGTAGCCCTGCAAGGCTGTCCTTACAAGGCTCTGAACGTCCTGCTGTTATAGCGCAAGGCATGGTTAAGCAGTTACAATTGTAGCACCTGTGAAACAGTCAGAAACGATAGTCGCAGCGCTTGTGATGTCCGTGAATGGTGCCGGTAAAGCCTCTTCAGCGGTAAAAGTCAAACTGTACCCGTTGAAATCGCCTAAAGCTCCACCATTGTTAATAGAACCTGCTGTTAAATCAGCACCTCTGTACAATCCCATCAAAAAGAATTGACCGTTGTTACTTTCTACAAGGACGTGAGGTCGACTATAAGCCAAAAGTTTGACCTCTTTGTGAGTCGTTGCATCTTGTTTTTTCAACTTAATTGTTAACGTTTGACGGAAAAATGTTGTACCCGCTTCACGGCTTGATACTATTTCTTGGTCAAATACGTTTTCGTTTGACTTTAACTCATATTTAAATAAGTTGTCAACGTTTGTTACTGCTGTGATTAAGTCATTCGAGAAAGTCACATCAGATGGAACTATCTGAAAATTAATAAAGTACACGGCCTTCAGTCCTCCGATTGCCTCTTTGCACGCCTCCGCGCGTCCTATGGTTAAGTTACAAGCCATAAATTTAAAGTTTAAAAAAAAAGGAGGGAATATACCCTCCCTTTAATTGGTTATTAATTAGTTAATTAGTTAGCACTGTTTGTAATACCGTAAGTTACGATGTCAGAAACTGAATGATAGTTAACAGCCATTCCTGCACGTAACACAAATCTTACATTTTGGTCACCTAATGTGTCGGCAGTATCGATAACTCTGATTTCGTTAGAATCATTTAATAAACCGCAACCAAAAAACAAGTTAGAAGTCTCAGCAGCAATTGCAACGTTAGAAGCTAATCCATTAGCTACGAATAATGGAATGCCATCAAAAGTAACATCACCACCATTGTACCAAGTTGTTCCTTTAGCATCAACACCTGAGTTAGATGTAGCAGCAACTGAGAAACCACCCAAAGCTCTTACGTAAGCTCTCATAATGTTTTGAGAAACGTATATTTTCAAGTCTGGCGAACCATACAAAGCAGCCGGAATTGCATCGGTAATTTTTCCTAACTCAGCAACAACGTTTGAAGATGTAACCGTAGTTCCTGAAACCTCATTTGCAGTTGGTAAAGCAGCGTCAGCAGCTAATAAAGTACAAATACCATCGATTTGACCTGCAGTTGCGTTAGCACCTCTCCAAATAGAAACCTCAACAGATGAAGCAACTTTCTCAGTAATGTAAGCTAAAAAATAATCTACAAAAGATTTAGCTAAAACTTTGTTTGCACTGAAGCCCATTTCTTCCGCTTGCCAAGAACTGATAAAGTCTTTTTTACACAAAGTCAAATTTACTTGAAATTGCTCTAATGTCAAAGAACGTTCTGTAATAGTTACAGTTGACAATGGGTCAAAATCACACGTTGCGTTTTTCAATAGGTCGTCTGTACCTAATTTGAACATTGTTGTTTTGTAAGCAATGTTAGGAATGATTGTCATCCCTCCATTTGCCAATGTGTTACCGCTTAATAAAGCAGCCTTTACCCATAGTTTAGAATCCTGTCCAACGTATGAAGTAGTTAATGATGTAGTTGTAGCCATCTTTGTTTATTTATTTGTTATTGTAAATTGTTTCTAAAATTGAATCACGAATTGAACGTGTTTTGTTTGGTGATAGGTCAAAGTGTTGAATCTCTTCAACATTCTCAGGGTTGAACTGAATTGGTTTAGGCTCTTCAGCTTTAAACTCAACGATGTCCGTTGGTTGCTCTTCCTCTTTTACTTCCAATGCTGCTAACTTAGTTTCAAGCTCTTCAATCTTTGCTTTCATTTCTGCGAAGTGTTGTTCAGTGATTGACACAACTTTTTTAGGTTGCTTAACTTCAACTTCTGGAGTTACATCAGCCTCAACAGGCATCTCTTCCTCTTCAGTTTCTTTTGGCATCTCTTCAATCGCTGCAATCATTCCTTTTTCTTCAACGATAAGTAAACGACCGTCTTCAAGTTCGTACTTACCAACCTCCAAAGGCACCGCTTCGCTATCAGGCACTAAAATCATAACACTCGCTCCAGCTTCAAAAGAATCTGCTTCGATTACCGTGTTACCATCGACTAACTTCATTTGCTCCAACTTAACTTCCATTCCTAAAAATGTCTTGATAGTTCTCAACGCATCTTTTATTTCTTTATTCATAAACGTTTTTCTTTAATAACTTATTTAACCTCTTTCTGTTGTAATTTGTCTCACTTCAATAGTATGGTTTACTATCGCAATTGACTGTTGTTGTGTACTTCCAATCCCTTGAGATTGACCATCACAACATTCTTTTGAATACGTGCCATCTTTGCATTGGCATCCTTTTTTTCCTCCTTTTCTCATAACATTAATATATTACCTATTTCATTTGTAAATTGTTTAAATTCCTTAAAATCAATCTCTGTACACTTGTTTTCTTTTACAAAGTCTAAACCAATGTAAGCCACAAAATTGCCTTTTTTAAAATACGGCGCTATACATATAGATTGTATTCCCTGCCTTAATAACGATGCTTTTGTTGTTTGCTCTTTAATACTATTCACGTCGCAATAGTTCATTCTTTCTAACATTATTTGCTGTAAGAACATCGGGTACAAACTAACGGGAATATTCTGTAAATTATGCGCTTCAGAGCTAATACCATTGTTGCAAACTTCAAATGTCATTGACTGATGGTTTCTATGTGTTCCATCGTAGTATTTAATAGTATTGTGAAACTGAAATATATAAGCCCTGTCAGCATTATATTTTAGCATCAACTCATTAAGCATCTGTTGAATCAAAACATTGTTGTTGATGTCTTTTTTCACCTCGTCAACAGTTTCAATTTTTTTAACTACTACTTGAGTGACCAATGACTTGTAATAAAAAAGAATGAAGGCAAGTAAGATTATAATTAGCACTGTTGTTTTGGTCTTCCTGATTTGCTCTAAAATGTACTTGACTTCATTCATAATTATATAACCTTGATTTAGGAGTGTTGTTGTAAATTAGATGTAATCATTAATGATAGTTTCTTGTGCTGTTATTTCTGCTGTTACATCAGCATTCAAAACTTCATTGCCTACTTTGATTATATTTAAATAGCTACTTTCCACATAAGTGTAATCTCCCCTTACTTCTTGATATACATCTATCATGATAAACAATTTAAGGTTAATTGACTAATATCAAAGCTACAAGCATTTGAAGATGCTCCCGAAGTCCTACACGCCTGCATAGTTATTGGCGTTGTATCACTTGGTAAATTAGTTGTGATTGTACCCTCAACTGTCACGTTATTTTCTAAAGAAGTAACTTTGTAATATACATTCATAGAATCAAAAGGATTGTACATTTCAAATACAAAGAAATCAGTAGCAACTGCACCACTTGTTCTATTTGCAGGAAAGTTTGAGCCTAAATCTATTTTTGTAGCAGTACCTGACCCATCGTTATGAAACACTTGTAAATTAGTATCAGAAGCATCCGAACCAATACCAATAATATTTAACAAACTTTCAACTGTAACAGTAGAAGACAAACCTAAAGAGGCTGTTGTTGCTGTCATACCATAAAATTGACGCGCGCCTGTATTAAATGCTGTATCACTTACACCAAAAGCAACACAAAATTTCCATCCTGTACCAATAATATTGAATGCACTTGTTGACCTATAACCACATATCCCATTTAAAGCTGGCGTTGAAACACCTATTTTTAACCTTGTTTTTTTAGTTTGTATAGATGTTGTTGATACTGCCACCGCTGTTGCTGTACCTTGTAGTGTTCCTGTTGCAATATTTTCAGCTAATACGGTTGTTGAGTTGTGTTGCGCTCTGTAACCCCTTGCAATTTCTGCACTTCCTACAACCCAATAGTTTTCAGCTAATAATTTAGCATCAATTTGATTCTCTACTGCTTGAGTTGTTGGGTATTTAGTATTATTAATTACACTAAAATTTGTCGCTTTATTTGCTAATACTTCAAAATCTGCAACATCATAAATAATCTCTTCTATACCACTTGCTGTACGTGTGTATATCTTACCATTTACAGTGTTCATATAGAACTCACCCATGTAAATATCTGTAGCCAACCACGTACCATCCCTATGGTCTGAGCTTGATGGTACGGTTGCAATACCACTACCTTTTTTAATTATAATTCTCTTTGTTATATCGCTCATAAATTGTATATGTCTGAATTAATACTCATGCCAACACCTCCTATAATCTTATAAACATCTTCATCTGTACCCGTGCCACCAAATAAAATTCCGTTATCTTCATCCCCTAAATAGTTTTTGAATTGTAACATTGCTATTCTGTTAGGTATTTCGCTATCAATAGGTTGTAAAAATAAAGAGTCACTATCGCTAACGGTAGTGACTGCTCTAAATCTTATGAATGAAGGAGTTATTTTGTTATTAAACTCAGTCATGTTATGCTGTTAAATTACCCGAAACATAAGCCTCACTTGCACTAATAAAGATTAATGTAGCTGTTGCGTATTGGTTAGTTAACTTCAATTTACCTCCCGAACTTCTTAACGTTACACCAGCACCCGCTGCAATTGTCGTTTGACCTGCTCCATATTGTGTGATTAATACTTGTTGACCAGCTGTAAAGACACTATTAGGTACAGTTAAAGTGTTTGCAGTTGCCTTGTTCATTTCAACTACTTTTCCGTTGTCAGTAGCGACTAAAGTGTAAGAATCAGTTTTTCGTGATAAACTTAAATCTTGTAAGCTCTTTTGTAATCCGTAATTATCCAAACCCGTACCCGTCCAACGAATTGTCTTCCCCGTTGATAACTCCTCAAATAATTGTCCGAGAGGTGGAGTTGTACCTACGTAAGAAGTACCATTATATTCATATAAAACAACAGTTTCAATTACTCCTTCTGATACTGAATAAAATAAATATCTATCACCTTCTATAGATGTTGGAAATGGTTGCGTTGCTGTAACTGCAATAATCGGAATGCTTGGGTCTGTGCCTAATCCTACCTCTTTAATCACACCCTCAGAATGGTATTTTAACTTACCATCAATGTAGTGAATAGTACCGTTTTCTTTTACTATTCCGCTTTCAGATGTGATAACATCAGGTTGCACCCTCCATGTAGAGTTGCTAATAGTTTGTGTATTGTCAATTTGTGTAACTGGCATAATTATATTGATTTTAAAAGTTCCTTAATTTCGTTTATTATATCCTCGTGGCTTTCAGCTTCCAATTGGTCTAACCCGTCAAACTTCCCTTCGATACTAAACCCTTTGAATTTACCGTCTTTGATTTGTTGCCAAACTTCTTCATTGTAAACTTTCATCTTAACAACCCAACTACCTTTAACAGCATTCAAATTGTAAAGGTTAGATTTATCGTATTTCTCATCTTCAACAATCCAACTTTCGATTAAGCTAACACCATCAACATTATGATCGTGGTCAACCGTTACGTTATTGTTATAATTCTTTTTAAGATAAAGTTCTTGGACCTTAGCGATTGTTTCCTCGCTAAATGAAATTGTAAACTCCTTATCTTTGATACGCCTTAATATCTGTTTGTTAGGCACCAAAGCAAGCCCCACAACTTCCCTTTTTTCATCGTTGGCAACTTGTAACTCAACACTAATCTCACTTAGAAAAATAAAATCTTCCTCTATTGCTGGCTTATCTACCAAAGAAATAGCAAACGCCCCTTGCTCATCGTCTTTTATTGTTAGCTCTATATTCTGCATATCTTTATAACTTAGAATTGATTAAAATGTTGCATTTCTTACTCTATTACGGTCTAAAGCTTGAGCTGTTGACACCTCACCACTCACTACATACGCTTTAATTGGTTGTTGTTGTAATGCTCCTAACTGCATTTGTGGTTGCGCTTGTATAATATCAAAGCTTGGTGTACGTGGTGCTGTTGGTGTAGCTGTTGCTGTTTCTGCACCGCCTGTGCCTTGAAATTGTGTAGCTGCTATTCTTGCGATGTTTATACCTCCAGTTGTAGCCGCTATTCCTGCTTCTAAGAATTGCGCTCCTGTTGCAAGTTTTAAAGGATTACCACCTGCTGTTAATGCTCCCGTTACGGCTTGCGCTGTATTCATAATTGCAAGTCCTAAATTAGCAGCCTTATTTAATTGAAATGCTTTTCGTTGGTCTGCTTCGTTACCGTCTGCAAATAAACTTGATAGGTCTGACAATATACCAAAGGCTTGTTGCCCCATTTGTATTTTTTTGTTTTTAACTTCTTCTGCTAATTTCTTTTCACGTTCCGCATTTTCTTTGTCTAACTTTGCTTTCTCTTGGCTTGTTTTATAATCTTCCCTTAGTTGTTTATCTCCTTTCTCTCGTGCCTCTTTTGCAGTGTCTCCTAATGATAAAGGTTTTAATCTCATCTTTTCAGAGTCCTCTAAATCTTGCGCTTGTTTCTTTGCAAATTCGTCTTTTTTCTTTTGTAGTTCTTGCGCTCGTTTTTCTGCTAACTCTTTAGCTTTGGCAATACGCGCCTCTCTGTCTTGCTCTGCTTTTTCCCTTATTGCTGTTTTGCTTTCTTCAATCTCTATTAACTTCGCTTTGTATTCATCACTTCCTTTTTGTAATAATGACAATTCTTTA